TAATCAATTATCTTATTTAACCTCCAATATTCATTTTCAAAAAAGAACGTATCTCTAAAGTCTAATTTCTGTATATCAAATTCATTTATTAAAAAGTAGCCTGTAAATAGTTTGCTGTCTTTATCAGCTATTTGCTCTATGTAATCTTTCCAATAAACGTTATAAAGGTTATTAGTCGTGTATCTTTCAGGTGAATAATAAACTTGTCTTGGTATTTCAAAATTTAAATCTATTGTTGGATTTTGCCAATCATCTAAATGGCCACAATAAGCATATTGATTATTTATAAATTGACCACCCGAAGCTGTAATATGTCTCCATGGGTAAGCTGTATCTTTTAGGCCTCCATAGTAAAGAATACGAATATTTGATTGACATGTTTTAATAGTTCCATTTGTATCTAATTGATATATTTTAGGTATTACCCTATCATGTCCTATTGTGTTTACTAATGGTGTAGGACTAAAAATTAATTCAGTTTTTACATCACCTTTTAAGAAATCGTTTTGTATATCGTATTTTTTTTGTCCGTAAACTTCTGTGTAATTATTATAATAGTTAGTATTAAAATAATCATTGTCTTGTTTATATGTAAATAGATATGTCTTATTATTTAAATCACCCATTGGGACTATTTTAGTCTCTTTTGAGTAATCTAATTTTAAAGACCAATCATTTGTAACTCCGCTTGTATAAAAAGTCGGTCTTGGCTCAATTATTAGTTTTTTCGGATTTGTTTTGTCTACCTCAACAAATAGATTAAACATTTTAATAATAGAGTTGAAAAAATCACTTTGTTTTATTTTATCAGGTAAAATGTTTGAAATAACTATATTATCAGATTCACTTATAGTTGTATCATCCATTAAAGCATAAAAGACTGAATCATTTAATATATTAACAGTTGGGTATGAGGTAGCTTGGTTTTGAAATGTAGTTGATGTTGGAGTTGATTTATAACATCTACCAAAAGCAGGAGCAAATATTACTTGTGCTGCATCATTTTCAAATAAATATATTGAACCTTCTAATAAACCACCTACGCTTGATGTTGTTGTTCCTTGAGTTACAGTTTGACTTGCACCTGCTGAAACATTTAATGCATCAGGCACATTTTGAAAACTATCACTAGGTTTTAAAATTACAGGAATAGATGCAATACCATTGTTATATGATATAATATAAATTGTTCCTAATTCATAATATCTTTCAATATAAGCTGTTGGTGTACTACAATTATGTGTTACATTTAATTCAAATTGAAATTTTAATTTATAATTACCACTTTTTGATGCCTGAAAAGTTGTGTTAAATCCAAATACATTTCCTGTATCATAATTAGGAGGTGTTGTTTCATCTTGAAATGTAATAACTTCATTATAAGGAATTATAGGACTAGCAGCTTCATTAATATAACTTGCATCTATATTAATACTTTGTGAACTTGTTTTTGTAACTCTAAATGTTCTATCTTTTATTTGTTGAGTTGTTAATTGTAAAGTTGAACCACCCGAATAAGGAATAATTAATCTTTTAAATAATTCTGTATTAAAAAAGTTTGATTGATAACTAAAACCTGCCTGTAAAAACATTTTATCAATTATTGTCTTTACATAAATAGCGGGGAACATTTCTGTAACTTTAAATTCGCTATTAATTCTAAAACCAAAATCTATCATTGGATAAACATAACCAACGCCTATTGGTGCGCTCCAACTTGTTACTTGATTATCTTTATCTAACGTATGATTATATTCGCTTAAATCAACATCTCTTAAATAACCATTAGTAAAAAACTGATATACATTCTGCAACTCACCGAAAAAAGCTACCTCATATTCAATTTCGTATTTATCAGTTACATTAACATTCAACAATTGACAAATGCCTTTAAATTGAATTGCCTCATTGTAAGTAATTTCAGCTTGTGCTTTTAAATTCGGATTAAAATTCGGACTAAAGTTAGTAGTACCTGTACTATTAATGACTGCATTAACATTCCATATATTCGAAAATAATTCATTGTTAAAAGTAGAGCCTGGTAATATAACAGTCTTGCTCCATGTAGTACTTCTTTTTTCAGGTTCTCTAATATCAGCAATGTTAAAGTTAAGAGGTATTGAAACATCTTCTTTTAAATCTATCTGCTCGTTATTAATGTAAATTTTAGTTAAAATCATCTTCTTTGTCTTTTTCTGTTTTGTGAGTAAGTAAATGAAACCACTAAATTAAATAGCTGCTGACTAGCTTCGTATTTTGTTTGGTAAGTACTATCTGTAATATTTACAGAAACTAAATTGTTACCATCGTAAATGTAAACATCAGGACTTGTAACTAATTGTTCTAACCAAATGCTTTCAGATTCTGTAATCCAATCACTATTGATTGTAATAGTATCATCTAATACAGTTTCGTATTGGCTTAGTCCTCTGCTAGTAGTTGTATAGGTGTAATTAGTGCCACTCCATTGATTAGGATTGCTTTTATATGTATTACGTTTTATATTGGTGTTCTTAGTCATTGCACCTGTAAAAGTATAATAATCGTACTTACCATAGTTATTCATAAATTTAAAACGAATATGGGTGTACTTTGAGCAAATATCTTCGCCAGGATAAATACGGATTGTTTCACTTACAATTGTTCCTGTGCTGTTTTTAATTCTTACATCATAGTATTCCCAATTAACAACGAATATAGGTATTGAACCACTTGATAAATCTGCATTAACTAAAGTGGTAAGCCAATCATAATCTACTCGAACATTAATTGAACGGTCTTGCCTATTGCTTATTGATGCGTAAGGGTTAGCAACTGTAACTGTATTAAATATCGTTCCTTCATCATAATAGGTTATTATTTCTAAAAACTTTGCCTCATTTGCAGCATCAGTCATAAAACCTAAAATAAGTTTTTCACCAGTTCTTGATTTAAATGTTGGCCTATCGGTAAGAAATTGACTTGAACTATTTTGAAGTACATAAGTATTAGTTGCAAAATCTAAAAAATCTAATGGACTAAACACTCCGTTAAAACAATAACCACTTGAAGTAGTTAAGTTAGGATAATTAGTTATTCCACTACTTGCTCCGTATTGCTCACCAAACTTAACCTCATAATAAGCTATTGAGTTTCCACATTGCTTAAATGTAGTTGTATTGTCATCAGCATCACGACTTAAAAAGTTTTGAATGATTCCTGCCACATCAAATGTTCCATAGTTGTTAGATGGGTTTCTGCCTACTTCTAATCTAGTATAATCACTTGAACCATTTACATAAATATCTGCTATGTATCTGAAATTAGATTGAGCAACGTTTGTACTACTCAAAGTAAAAATCATTTGATTGTAAACGGGTGCGTATGCGTTTGGTGTGTTGTATATTGTTAGTGCCATTATTCAAATTCTTGTGTTATGTCTTTTTCTAATTGTGGTATTTCTTCGGTTAAGAATGGTTTACCTTTGTATCCAAATCTTTTAATAGTACCTTTTTTAAGTATGTTTGTGGCTATCGCATAAGATAATGACCTTTGTCCTTTCTTGTCTCCTGCTATACTTTGCAATTCAGGTTTATAACTTATCCATTCTAAAATCTTAGGTTGTAACTTTTTTCTGTTTTCTTTTGAGTAACCTTTTGCAGGTGTTCCTTTTTCAAGGTCTTCCCAGTAATCTTCGAGTTCAATGGTTACAGTTATTCCGTTTTGTTTTTGTTTAATTGGTAATGCCTTTAATGACTGAGATAAATTCTCGGAAGCATTAAACTTGTATTTCTCTAAATTATCTTTAACTCTTTTTAAAAAGTCATTTACTTTTTGAGAATAAATATCCTGCTCACCTGTTAGCTTATCTTCTAAATCAGTTAAAAAATTATCTAACTCACTAAATTGCTGTTGGTTTATTTTTGCCATTTATTCTTATCTTTTATGTAACTCAAATAATTTAAAAAAGCAACTACATTCATATTTAAGTAAAAGTCCCATTTAGTTCTATCCTTACCGCTTAAACTATCCAATGTAACATACCAACTCCAATAGTCTAAGTGTTTTTGTTCTTCAGTTCGTTCAATTCGCTCTCCATTGTCATCCTCGCTTCTTTCATTTGTTTTACCAAATAATCCTCGATATGAGGATACAAACCTTCTATAACTTTGCAAAAAAAAACACACAAAGGATAAATTATGCCTACATTCATGCTCTTAATATGTTCGACTTTTTCTACATAGTCCATTTCAACTTCTTTTAATTTAAGCCATTTAAGTTTATAAGGCTTAACAAACATCGCCACTAATTGAGGTAAGTTGCCGATAATACTTTCTTCGCTTTCTGTTAGTTTGCTTAGACTTATAAAGTCTCCTGCGCTTAGTTTAGTGATGTCATAATTTACTATCCATCTATAACCATTGTGCTTAAACATCTCAACTGAATTAGGAAACTCCATTTTAAAAATAAAGTTTACCGCTTTAATAAGTTCTTTAAGTTGGTCTATTCTTATTTTCTCAACTTCTGCTACTGTAATGTCAGCTAAAATAGAAATAACTCGTATTTCTCTATCAATAGGATCAATCTCTTTATCTCGAACAATGTCGTAGATTAAAGGAAATTTCTCTATCGAGATGTCGTGCCAGCTTGTTGGTAATTCAATTGTCATCATTTTAAAAAGTACCTTTTAATTATATTATTGTGTATCTGCCTGTTTTATATTTAGAGTAAGAATGGAATCCTAAACATGAAGCCATTACCCCATCATCATGAAATCCACTTGTTGCTGAATATTTAATTACTCTATTTTTTGGATTGTATTCGTATGTAAACATTTCAAGTTCTTTGTCGAGCCAATCCACATTTAAAAATTTAACCTCTTTGTTTTGGTTTGCAACTATTAAACTTTCAACTATTTCCTTTTTGCTTTGATTAGTAGTCACAAATGGTTCAATAGTGCAATAACTTGAACATTCCTTTTGCAGCATTTCAAATATCACATCACCAATAGAGTTAACCTCAACTAATGCTGTTTGGACATTATTTGTCCTCAAACCTTGTGCGATATTTTTTACAATTGTGGACCAGTCACTATGTCTCCAACGTTCAATATAGAATTGTTCGCCTTTCTCGTTGAATATAGAAAGTACCGAATAATCATCTGCCCTTCCTAAGTCAATACCTGCAAATGCTTTACCGTAAGATTTGTTATCCGTTAGTTGTCGGTTATTGAATAGCATTGCAGAACCATCAATGAACTCCGCTAAGTATTCCTGCCTGAATATCATTTCAGGTAAGGTTAATTTTGCATCGTCTATTTCAGATGGGTTAATCATTGGATTGTCGTAACTTGTCATTGTGAAAGACTTGTACTGCTCATTAGTGCCGTCTAATTGGTGCATCTTGTAAAAATGGTTTTTTCCTTTTGGTGTTGAAATCAAAAGAACCTTTTTACCTTTTACAAGGACCGTAGCACGTAGGACCTCGGTCCATGCTTTTTCATCCATAAAGGCGAACTCATCACAAACTAAGTAATCGAATGTGAAACCTCGAATGTTATCGTATCGCTCCGCTGAAAAAAATTGAATTGTTGAACCTGTGATGTACTCAATTATTAACTCGGACTGGTTAACCTTTCGGTATATTTCCATTCGTTTTGCAAATGCCTTAAACGTTTCTTCAAATACTTTCTTTGATTGTTTATAAACAGGACTTACCCATGCTATCTTAGAGCCTTTATTATTTAAAGCCCAAAATAACATTTGGTTCAATGCCAACAAAGTTTTACCAAACTGCCTACCTATGTTTATTACATAGTATTTTTCAGTTCCGTTATTTATTGCATTATGTATTTTCCTCTGATTCGGATGTGGATTGTATAGGATTGCTTTCGCCAAAGTCAGCTTTAAATTTCATATTGCCAGTTATCTTCACATCTTGCTGCTCTATATATCCTCTTTTCTTTGCTTTACATTTTAAATAGAACATTGTTGATAGTGGATTGCCTTTTTTTATTTGTTGGTGCAATGCTGATTCTGCAAAATCTAAAGCTACATTGTCAATCTCTTTTACAGCTTGTTTGTAATGCTTATCTTCTTTTAACCAACGATAATGTGTCTCTCTACTTATTCCAACTTCCTTACATGCTGAGGTAACTATGTTTAATGACTTTTCCAACGCTTCAATCATTTTCTTTTTTAATATGTCATTATTTGTCATCTTCTTTATATTTACTTATAAAGTACCAATAAATCTATCTAAATACCACTTTGCTTTTAATAGGTCTTCTTTTAGTTTAGTTTTGTCTTTCTTACCTGCTCTGCTTATGTATTTTACTACATTGCCTAAATGAAAGTTTAAATCCCATGCTTCAATTACTTTTATAGCTTCGTAGGTATTTTCTTTACCTCCGTAGTGTTCAGGATTGTTTACTGATTCCATCTTTGATTGTTGCTAGTAAGTATTCAAGTAATTGTCTTCTACACTCCGAGCATCCTAAATTAAAAGGTTTATTTCCTAATTTAATAGCTATTTCGTTTAATTCTGTGTAATTAAAGTTAGGTGAATAGTTCTTACCCATTGACTCCCAATTTAACAAAGATTGTTTTATTTCTTCAGTCATAAATACCTGTCGTTAATTCGTTCAAAGAGTGAAGCTATTAATGCAAAGGTAAAAGGAATAGTCAATAAATCAAAATAAGTTGTAAAGTTAATTATTTGATAAATTAAGAAAGTCCAATAAGTTAAGCAAAGAGGACAGGTAAATGGTTTACGATGAAGCCAAATAGGTTTTGGGATAAACTTTGCTATTATGTATGTAGTTGCGAGTAGTTGTATCATTGAATGTTAAAACCTTTTATTTTTATTTCAGGTATTTCATGCTTTGTGCTTACAATTGTTGCCCATGCTCCATCAGTTATTAAGTTTCTTCTGTAAGGAAATAAATGCCAAACTTTATCTAACATATATCCATATGCTGCAGGTTCACTATCGTGAATAATCATGTAATCACAATTATCTTTTAGCTTTTGAATATCAATGTGTCTTCTTTCTCCTGGTGAATGGTCTATTAATATTACAGAATATTGTTCGTGGTTAATTGAATCCCAATCTGTTACATGATTAGCTTTATATTTATCAGCCCATTCTTTTAAATAATCATAACTTATTAATTTACGTTTATCTGTTTTAAGGTATTGTTGAAGATACGGTGTTGAGCCTTCGCCACATCCCATCTCTAAAACAGGTTCTGTTTGTCCTTTAGTTTGTTTTAATGCCCACCAAAGTAATGGTCTGTGATTATCCCAATTCTGTACGTTTTCAATAAATTTACTCATTCTGTTTTACTTAATATGTTTATAGCAGCATCTAAATTAAAAGGTCTTACCATGTGTGCATCTATTGGATTTTCTGTGTTTATTGTTTCTGCCCAATTATATCTATCTATTCTTCCGAGTGCAAGTCCAAATCTGTTTTCGCGACCTCTTAAAATAGAGTTTACATTTTCTTTTTTTAGTTTTTCTGTAATAATATCCTGGTCTACTTGCCACCATTGTTCCCAATTATCACTACTTGCTTGTTCGTATTTATCCAATAGGCTTTCTATTTGTGACATCAGTTCGCCATCTGTTATATTCATTATTCTCTTCCATTCCTTACTATGCATAGCAATATAACAAATGGGGTAATGTCCGTAACCTGTTAAGTCATGACCATAACAAGTAATTTCATTTTCGTTTGGATTCCAATAATTTGAACATGGCATCATGTCCCCATCAGCAGTCATTATAAGACCTTCAAAACAATAAGCACCAAATAAACGTGATACCTGGACCAATGTTTCATCTCTGTATTTACTTTTGCCTTCTAAAAAGAAAAAGTAATTATCATTATCATAAATAGCTTCAAATGTTTTTGGATTACCTCTTAAAAAACAAATTACTTTCCATCCTAAATTATTCCATGCTTTACAAACAAAAGGAATGTATTGATAATAATCAGGATTATCATTTGCGCTTACTACAACGTATTTATTCATTTGCCCAATAAAATATATGTTTATATTCTTTTTCTAGCTCTTTGTATTCGTCTTTAAATTCATCGTATCTGTTTAAGAATTTAATCATTGGTGCTTCATACCATCCTGCTGCTCCAATATGTCCACAAGTATCATTTGTCTGCCTGTAGACTTCTTTAACATTTTCCAATGGTTCATCATTAAATGAATTTCTATAACCACTTAAAAAGGTGTTTGGCATTCCTAAAATATAATGCTGTAAAATACTTTCAGTTCCATGAGCAGCGTAAATAGGATATAATTTAGCATTTAATGTCTCTTGGTCTGTTCCTTTATTATTGTAATCACGATTATCTAAAATGTTTTCAAAACTTAAAAACTTATCTTTAACATGCTTAGTTAATCCTATCATTCCACCCATTAAAGGTATGTTATGAGAAACTGAATCAGTAATTGCATGAAGCACCTTAGGTGTGTTTTCCCATTCTTTTACCATTTGAGCTTCACGATATGTTAATGGACTATCTGTATCTCTGCAAATAATTCTTTCAACTCCTTGATCATAAATAGGTAATAATCGCCATAACATAGCTTTGCATAATGGTTCAGCAGGTAATACTTTAAATACTACATTGTACTGTTTCCATCTATTAAATAAACTTTCAAACTGTTCAAAAGTTTTTTCATCAACACATATATGAATCTTCCAGTCAGGATAAATACAACGAGCGAGACGAGTGTTAATCCACATGCCACGAAGATAGGAGCTAAAATCAAAGCAATTATGTTCTCTCTTACCATAGCCAAAAAGTGCATAACTAATATATTTCATTTGTTTGATATGTAATTATAGTAATAAAGAACCTCATCAATATAAGTTTCTTTTTTTAATAGTCCACTTTTATTTATTTGTGTTGCCCAATCGGTATCTTCACCAAAGTTAATTTCAGGAAATTTAAATTGTGATGCTATTTCTCTTTTTATCACATTTAAGTGATTAGGGTATCTTTCGTATGTAATAATACTAGATGTTGTTTTGTATTCGCTGTATTTTATGGAATGTTCAAAAAATTTAGGTGCTTGACCATCCATTGTAATAATTCCTTTTAGACTTACACAATCAGGGTTATTCTGTAATGCTTTTAAAACAAGTCTTAAATAATTATTTGCTATTTTATCATCATCATCAATAAAACATATATACTCACCTTTTGCAGAAGCTAACAAATCATTTCTTTTTTGTCCTATTGTTTTTTCATTTTTAGGTGCGTTATCTGTTATAACCTCAACTAGACCGAATGCATTTTGCATTTCTATCTGAAAATTGATTTCAAAAAATAGTTTACTAAATAAATTAGAACGTTCAGGTAATGTTGGTATTAAAATAGATAGCTTCAAATGTTGTGATATTTTGGCTTGTTTATTATTAAATGATCCTCTAAAAAATAGTTTTCTGATTTTCTGTATTTGAATAAATGGTAATCGCTTTGCCACATCTCTTGACTTTCTGTTTTTCTGTATTGTTCATCATAATCTGCTAGTCCCCATGCAGGATGCATATGTCTAAATAAAACTTTACTATCGCCCATGTACTCGTATTTGCCTAAAAGGTGAGCAACTTCTGTAGCTTCAGCATCACACCACAATGACTTGTAATCGGGATGGTAAATGTAACCAAAACGCTTATAATAGTCAAATCCCATTATACTCATTGTCATAATATTTGCATGTTGATTACCATCTGTATAATGAAGAACCTGGTCAAAGTTTCCTTTAAAGTCTTGCCTGATTATATTGTCAAAACCTTTGACTTGAAATTCCATATCATCAGAAGTATTTATCAAAATATCCCAACCTTCAAAAATATCCATGTCTCTATTAATGGCATCTATTTTATTTTTTGAAGTACCTCTAACTATAAAAACATTATCATCAGGATAATTAAAACCAAACATACTTTGGTCATCTTCATCAATGCTAACAAGTATAGTGTAATTCATTGATTGACAAAGCATTATAATATTCTGTATAGCCTTTTTTGCTTTCTCAGGTCTGCTGCGTGTTGCTAGTTTAAAAAGTATGTGTTCGTTCACTCTGCAAAGTTATAAAAAATAGTTTCGCTTTGTAATTCCTTAATAAATACTTTTCGATTTTCTTCAATCAATTTATCTTTTTTATAAGTAGGAATACTTGACTTGTGTTCTATGCTATAATCCATTGCATAAAGATATTTATCAGTTCCTATTAATTGTTGGTAAGGTGCATCAGTTAATCCAGCTTTGTAAATTCTATTTGAGTAACCAGCGTGTTCATATCCATACTGACCATACTCAGAATTTAAATAACCTACTTTATTAAGGACTTCTTTTGTAAGATACATAAATACCCCGCCGCAATTATGAAATATCTCCAAATCGTTTATTTTAACTTTAATCGTGTGTTTCGGTTCTAAGTATAGCAAGTGATTGTAACCTGAGTTAATAAAGAATTCAGCCCAATTGGATTTAATAGGGAAACAATCATCATCAAAAAGGAAAATATAGTCACAGTCTCTTAAAGTATAAAGATTTTGATTCTTTGAATAGGCAACACCTTTATAGTGTATATCTTCGTGAATGTGCAGATGGTAATTAACAGGTTTAAACTTCTCAAAGTATTCTAACCACCTATCAACGTATTCTTTGCGATTTGGTGTTGTTGTTACGCCAATACCGATTTTAAAATCTGTTTTCTTACTTCTGTCCATTTGTTTATGTTATAATGTTTTTCAATATATTTTTGTAAAGTTTCTGCGTATTCTTTTCTCATTGATTCATCTTTGCTTAGGTTTCTTATAGCCTTATACCATCCATTAATGTCATTATTCTTTAAAAAGATTGCTGTTTCCTTTGGGAATATGTTGTAAGGTAGCACATCACTAACGATTGCAGGATTACCATGTAAACCAGCTTCAAGTAACTTAATTTCGCTTTTGCACTCAGTAAATGAGTTTGACTGCAAAGGAATTAAAGATACATCAGTTTCATTATATGCCTTACCATAATCATGAACAGGTAAACTGTAAACTCTTTGATATTTGTCGGATAATGTGCCACCACTCATTACTTTTTCATAGTAGTTATAATCTGCATTATCGTTATAGCCACCTAAAACAAATTGAATTTTTAAATTATGTCTCAAGGCTTTACGAATTGGCAATTCTAATATTGAAATGTCTTCTTTGTGGAAAATACCTGCAATGTAGCCAAATCTAACTTTATCACTTTTAGTTTTGTTAGATTTCCATTGTTCATCTTCATGGTCTAAACAATTAGGAATTACCTCAACATTCTTGTTGTACTTTTTAATTTTACTTGCCAGGTGTTTTGTAGTTGTGATTACTAAGTCTACATTTTTAAGTATTTCTACAGTTTGGTCAGGTATATTATGAATATCGTAAAGTCTATTTAAATAATGGCTTTTTGGCAATGTCCAAATATCATCAATGTCAAATATCACTTTAATTCCTAGTGAATGATACTTTTTTATTATCTCTAATGATTTGCCACTTGTATCAATTTCTCTTTGATAAACTACTGCTGAATACTGTTTAAGCTGTTCATCAGTTGCTACTTCTAAGTCGGGAAAAACATCGCATTGAAAGTCTACCATATCGGAGACTTTTGAGAATGGAACGATTAATCGGTGAAAGGATAACCCATTAAGGTTACCCATGTTCGCCTTGATCAGAATTTTTTTCATTGTGCTTTCGTTTGAGTTTGTCTTTGATTTGTTTAATATCGTTTGCTACTGTTCGATATGGTATCTTAGTTTTATCACTTAACTTTTTTGCATCTCCATGCTGAATATACAACCTAAGTAAATTAACTTCATAAAATTCATTTTCATTTTGTGGTGAACTATCTAAAAAGTTAACTATAACTGAATAGTCGATATTTTCGTTTTCTTCAATAATCTCGTTTAAATTCTCTACAAATTTAACATGATCAACAAAATACTTTTTTCTAAATTTATTTGAATGCCAGGTTCTCCAAACTACAGCCGAGAAAAAGTGTTTAAGGTTTCTTATTTCTGATAAATCAAATTTTTTCTCTATAATGATTAAAACAGCTTCAAAGTGGAGGTCATCCTGTAGTTCATGATTGTGGCATACATTCCGAGTAATTTGTTTGTAGATTCGATTATTTACAAGTTCATCAATCACTTATGCAAAAGTAAAGCAAATAATAAGAAGATTACAAATAAAATAAAAGTAACATCACTTTTTTTCATTATTCTGTAAAGCCTTTAAATACTTTTGATACTGATCCCAATTAAATGTTCCTCTAATTGAGTTTACATCTAATTTTTTTACCCACCATTCTGTTTTAGAAATTAGTAAAAGATTTGTTTGATTGTTTGTTTTCATGTTTATTTGTTTTTATTTATTAATCAGTACAATAACCAGCTTGGCATCCGCTACCTGTTCCAAATATAAAATCACTTTGAAGTCCTATTGATTTTATTTGTTCATAGGTAATTTCTTTTTTAAATGTCCTATTTAACTTCTTTTCTAATTCCATAAACCATCTCATTTTTAATGGCTCATCATCAAAGTTCTTTCTCAATTGCGGTATTGGTTTCCAAAAACATCCTACGCAATTACTATCTTCTGGAAAAATAAGGTTTGTTTTTTCAGCCCAATCTTTAACGTGAAAATGACATATTTTATTTCTAATTAGGGGAAAATCTAATGTTCGCCATTCTATTTCTCCCCATTTATTTCTGTTGCCTGTTTTTGATTTTCCAATAATTGTTTTAAATTTTGTATTTTGTTTATTTGCACGTTCTTTCTCATCGTATCTAAATCCAATACACATTTCTATCATGCCAAAATTATTATAACAAAATTCAAAAATAGGTTTCATTTTCATTTCAGTAGTGCAAAAACGCATCATTAAATTAGGTAACGCTTTTTTTTCAAAACAAATTTGCTCAAAAGTTTTTCCAGTTGTCCATATAATTTCTTTACCTAACATTTGCTCTAAATCACGCATAACATAAAGTATTTTATCACTTTCAGCAGTTGCAATAAAATCTTTCCCTATTTTATCAGAAATATATTTGATGATGCTTTCATCTTTTGGTTTACAATTAACATCTTCTATTCTTACAAGTGAAAATATATTATAGTCAGCTGGATAATGGAATGCCATGTAAGAACTTGTTTTTCCACCGCTTAATGAATTTATTATTTTCATATTCTTTTTAAATTATCAAATGTTTTATTTTGTTGCTTTAGTTTTAAAGTTAAGAAGATTAAAGCTTGTGTTTTTATATAAAAGTCAAAAGTTCTATTTTCTCCAAACTTAACCGAATTAATTAATTGTTCGTAGCCTTTTGGATCAGCTTTTTTCAACCCACCTTTGTTAATATAATTATTGTATTTAACCTTTGCTTTCTTAGTTATTATTTCTTTGCTTTCAGGTGAAAATGATATTTGATAATTAGCATAAAGGAATTCATATATAGAAGGAAGATGCATCACATTGTCTTCGTGATTTAAAATTGTATCAAAACGCTCCGAGTTTTTTTCTTCGCATATTGAAAAAAAGTAATTAGCTATTTGTAAATTTTGCTCAAAGAATTTAGTCATTGGTTTTTCAGTTGTTTGAGGTTCTTGATACTTAAACCATTCTTTCATGGCTTGTTCTCTTTTAATAGAACTCATATAGCCTTTAATAAATTTTGTAAAAGTTACAGTGCCATAACCAACATATTCGCCAAATTCATTGCTTATTCCTAATTTAAAAGCGTTTTTTAGTTCGGATATAGTTATACCCTTATAATGTTCTAAAGAGTAATCATAAATGAATTTAGCAACGTTTTTTAATTGGTCATTCTCTAAGATATACTTTTTATTTTCTCCGCTTAATTCTATTGTTTTTGCTATTTCAGTATAAATTAGTCTTAATGCTTCGCCACGTTCAATGTTTACTAACTTTTGTTCATTCTTAGCTTCAACATAAAATTTTTGTGAAGGCTGTAATTTATTTAAGGCTATTAACTCTATGTTATTGAAGCCAGTTGTTGTAATGTTACTCATAGATTTTCCCAGTCTGTATTATTAATTTCGTTTTGTATTATTTGCATTCGAGTGTTAAATGTATTGTTATCTTTTACAAAATCAATCTTAGCTTTTTTAAATGCATCTTTAACCCACATATTAATTGCCGCATAGTCTGACTTATATTTCTTTCCTGTACTTGCTTTATAGTCATTTAACTTATTTAGCATCCATTCTACTTCATGAGATGCAAACTCTTCATTTAATTTATTAAGTTCAGATTCAGAAAGAAAAACAAATTCTTTTATTTTATTCTTATTCTTATTCTTATTTATTTCTTCTTCTTTTTCTTCTTTGCTTAAAATCGCTTTACTATCGTTAAGCGGTCGCTTAGCGTTCGCTTTATTTCGTTTAGATTCTGCACCTTTTTTGCCATTTTCTGAATTAACTTTTGATATGTGATTAGCTTCAATTAATTGTTCATCTAAAAATTTAATTAATATATCTCCTTGCTCATTCCAAATATATCTATTAATTAACTCATTAATTAATGATTGATTTTTATATCTTCTAATTAAATCTTCAATTGTTAATTTACCATCTCTTTGCCAATATAAAGCACATACATTAATAAATAATCCTTGAAGTTCTAAAGATTCATAAACTATATCTCCAGTTAGCCATTCAGTAGCAGTAAATTTAAAATATGGAAAATTTTTTGCCATTTATATAAAATAAAAAACCCATCGGCTTTCGAGGTTGCAGGCTCTACTCACCAATGGGATAAATAAACTTTTATTGATGCTGCAACTCATCTTTACAAAGATAATAAAAAAATTAAAATAATGTATCTTGTTTTTGTTCTATTTTAAATCTTTTATTAGCCATTGATAAATTAATCTTTGCTTGTTTAAAATAACTATCTTTTAATTCAATACCGATAGCTTTACGTCCTAAACTAACAGGACTATAAACCTCACTGCCTACACCCATAAATGGAGTTAAAACAATTTCATTAGGATTAGAATATAATTCAACTATTCTATCAATTACATCTAATTGTAAAGGATGTACGTGTTTTTCATCATCTTCTTCTTTGCTATCTCTAAATGGTAAAACATTATCAATTCTAATATCATCCCATACAGATGAAGCATATCTTTGCCATATATAATGACTTAATTTATTTTCTTTAGGATTTGTACTATCTTTAAATTTAACATTTAAATACTCCCATAATTGAGCTTCATTTAAATCTGAATTATTAGCATTATTCCATGCTCTTAAAATATTTGGCAAAATTGGTGTTTCACCAAAGTATTTTAATAAACCTTTTTCATGTGTTACTGGTATTTTATTTTCTCCTTTTTTAGTAAATATTAAAACATAGTCAGGCATTGCAGTAAAACATTTAGTACTATCTTCAACAATAAATTTATGCATTAAAGATTGTACCATTGTACGCATACGGACTTTTAAAGGCTCTTTCCAAATTGTAATACGATTACGATATTCAAATCCATATTTTTCATGTAATCTAATAATTTCATGTGGAAAATCCCACAATCTACATGTATTATCAAATACATCAGTACAATGTACAGCAGTTATTCTACCAGCTTTAGTAACTCTTGCAATTTCTTTAATTAAAAATTCATATTGCAATAAAAATTGTTCTTTACTTTCGCAATTACTAAAATCATTTTCACTACTTGAATAATTATAAAGCCCCGCAAATGGTGGACTATATACAGATAAATCAATTGATTCATCTTTTAATGTTGGCATTACTAACATACAATCACTATTATAGATTGCATAATTTTCTGTAACTACTTGGTCTTTTACTTTGTTTTCCATTTTGTTTATTGTTTAGGTTTATAAAAAATTTGGTTTAATTATTTCTTTATTAAATTCTTTTACTTTGTTTGTAAATGATTGATTAACATTTTTAGTTAGATTTTCATGAAGTTCAATTGCTTTTTTTGTTTTTTGTTGTAAGGTTTCTAATACTCTTGTTTGACCATCTGAAATTACCATATCAATAGTAACGTCATTTTTTTGTCCAAATCTCCAAAATCTTCTAATAGCTTGGTAGTATTGCTCATAACTCCATGTAGGAAAAAAAACAGAATGATTGCAATGTTGCCAGTTTAAACCCATTGAAGTCATTTTAGCTTTAGTTATTAATCTTTTAATTTCTCCATTTGCAAAAGCTAAAAGTATTTCTTCTTTTTTATCTATTGATTGACTACCAATAATTTCAACAGCTTCTTTATCCATTTGTTTTAAATAAGTACTTTCCTGATTAGTATTGCACCAATAAACAGAAGTCTTATTTTGTGCTAATTCTACAGATTTAATACATCTTTTTTCTTCTGTTTGTTTTTGTTCCAATCTTACTTCTGTCATACTTTTAGCAATAGGTACAAACATTTTAAATTGACCATTAATATCAAACATAGATTGATTTTCAACAATATGTTTATTTACTATAAGATTAGGTAAATTATAGCGTTCATTTGAAAAACCTATGTCGCTTGGCATTTTAACCATAATAGACCATTGATTAACCCATGCGAAAAAATCTTTTTCAGCATGAGGTTTTAAATAAAACTTTTCTCCAATATTTCTATTATTACTATCAACAGAATTTTGATTATTTTTAAAAAATTTGGTAAGCATATCCATATAACCCATATAACCTAAAGCCTCGCTACTTGTTCCAAGTTCTATAAAATCATTTGGACTTGGTGTTGCTGTGCTTAAATATCTGTATGGTATCTTTTTTACAAAGGCAGTTACCTGATTTTTAATTTTACCATCAAAGTTTTAAGCACA